ATGTGCATCAATAAATGAATTTAACTCTTGTTCTGTTTTTAAATTAGCTTCAACAACTTGTATGTATTGATCAAATTTAAATTCTGTGCCATCTAAATTCAATGCAACTCTTTCTGTTTTATTATAGTATGGTAGGTTTATAAAATTACCGTTTGTAAAACTTCCATCAGGCCCAGTTCCAAGTTCCGTTTGTTTTGGATATATTTCTGTTGTCGTATTAAGTTCTAATGTATATAATAGTTTGTCTAAAAAATTTCTTAAAAAACTAGCCTTAACTTTATTTTTTGTGTGAACATATAAATGAAGTCCACCACTTTTTGATTTAACTGGTATTACAGGTAAATTATTTTTTTCTATGATTTCTAAATATTTTCTTGGACTAAAATCTTGATATGCTTTTGAATCAATGTCAATGGCACCAAAATTAACCATACCATCATCATCACAAGGTTGTATACCTATGGATTTCTCACCATTAAGATGTTGAATATAATCTGTGTCAGTTAGTTGTTTGCCTGCCCAACCGTGTTTTACTTTAAATTTACCTGTTGTCGTGTCTTTGTATCCGTTACTAACTTCTGCGTATCCATAATCTCTTTTTAATCCATCAAATATCTGTATAAATTTCTGTTCCATGCGATTTTTTTGTGGGCACTTCTACTCTCGCTTCGGTGCCCACAACCTAGGATTCTAGTAGTGAGAATCACTTGCTGTTTGCTCTTCACCATGTTTTACTTCAACATCTCCCTTAGAAATGCTTGCAGCAAAACCTTTTGCTTGATGGTAAAGATCAGCATTTTCTACAGGACCAACTTTACTAACTTCCCAACCAAACCAAGTTCCTTTATCGTTTGATTGTTGTGTAGTCCTTAATAAATACTGATGACTAAATGAAGCTGGAGTAAACATTCCATTCTTTCCTTTCAACTTTATGCTCTGCATCATACTGTTCCATTTTCTACTAATCTTTAATTGTGTAGATTTCATGGCAATTAATGCAGTAGTTGGAACCTTACCTGCAACTATTACAAAATGTTGAGCAGTTTTTTCAATATAGTTACCGTTAGATAATCTATCTTTGAAATCAGATCCTCTAGTTGTTTTAGTCATGATATCTGAAGAAGATGGATAAATATTTACTGGCGCACCAGATCCATCTTTACCTCTATCTCTCCATTCAACATACTCTAGTTTATAGTAACAAGGTATTACATTAACACCTTTTTCACCATTAAAGACTTCACCTGTTACTGAATTATAAATCATTCCAGGTTCTGCCCCTTCGACATACTTGCCATCTCTTTTATTTACCTCTGGAGATAGTTGTCCAAGTATTTTTAGAAATGGTAACGCAAGATCTTCTTGAGTTATTTTATCCATTCCCATATTTGCATCAGCTTCAAATACATTTGTAGCTATTGCATTGTTAGGTTTCTTGATTAGCTCTTCTTTGCTCATCGTTCATTCTCCTTATTTACTTGTTATTTTGGTTCGGTTTCCTGCGAACACATTAAATAGATCCGTGGGCATCTCTTTTCCAGATTCGAGACGCTCACGAACCAATGCTTTAAGTGTCATGGGTTCAACCTTTAGTTTCTGGACAGGTTGATACCCTTGACCTTGTGCAAGTTCAGCGTAAGACGCTGCCTTGTTGTCCTCGTTACGACCGAAGGAAACAGTAATCTCATTTTTAATAAGATCGCCTAGGCCATTATTACGAAGCCAGTTAAATGCTTCTTCTTTCTTAGCTGCAGAAATAGAAGCACCGTAGACGGGTTTCACTTCAACAGAAGATCCGTCTGCTAATTTTAATGTAGAAAGATTCATCTCTTGCATCATAGTTGGTATTACTTCACCTGATATAACATCAATATCTTTCTTTAATTTTTTTATTGCTTCCTCTTTTGCTGTAAGATCATCCTCCATAGCTTTAAGTTTTAAAACTTGATCGGATAATGATTTAGCGTCATTAACTTTTGTTAATGAGTCTTGCTTATCTTGTTCGAAATTTATATTCATGTTACCTACCTCCTGTAGTAGTAGAATAACCACCATGAACACCACTATAGTTTATACTATCCGCATTAGGTGCACTTGGTCTTGAATACCACATCCAAGTTTCTTTATTTTTAATGTCTCTTTCTTTTAAATCGTTAGCTCTTTTTAATTCAGCTGCGATTATTTTCAACGTTTTTATCATGTTATATTTTCCTTTCGTGTGTTATTTATAGTTATATAAAATCCTATGTCAATCTTATTCTTCAATCTTTCCTTTCTCGTATAGGTTGACTTTTATTGGATAGTACATCTTTTCTTGTCTATCCCATTTTAAAAAATTAAATTTACCTGTTGTAATGTCTGAAACTATAGAACAAGCCACACCAATTATGGCAGGATCTCCTGTAAGCAATAAGTAATCTTCTTCTGTAAAGTCTTTTAGAAGCTTTCTAAGTTTGAATATTAGTGGTCCTGGTGACATTATTATTTGTGAATTTTCTGGTAGTAAAGTTATTAAGTCACCATACTTTGATGCACCCATTATATTAAATTTAGGTGTACCCATTCTTGTTCCAGGTAACTCTTGTATTACATAAACTTTTTTATTCATAACTTTCTTGACTTCCTATGTAGCATGTTTATATTATATTTCAAGAAAGAATAACAAAATTATACATGAATTACAAATTTAAGACTAAGCCTTATAAGCATCAATTAGATGCTTTAGAGAGATCTCACAATAAAAAAGTATATGCGTACTTTATGGAAATGGGTACGGGTAAATCAAAAGTTTTAATTGATAATATATCTTTATTGTATGATTCTGGAAAAATTAATGCAGCTCTAATAGTTGCTCCAAAAGGAGTATATAAAAATTGGTATGACTCTGAATTACCAATTCACCTTGTTGATCATATAGAACATAGAACTGTTTTATGGAAAGCTAGTATATCAAAACAACAGGAAAGATTATTGAGTGATTTGTTTGTACCTGGAGAAGATCTTCGTATGTTGATCATGAATGTTGAAGCTTTTTCTACAGAAAAAGGTGTAGAGTTTGCATATAAATTTTTAAATGCAAACAATGCTTTGATGGCAATTGATGAGTCTACTACAATAAAAAATCCAGACGCTAAAAGAACTAAGAATATTGTAACGCTTGGTCAGATGGCTAAGTATAGAAGAATACTTACAGGTTCACCGGTTACAAAGTCTCCTTTGGATCTGTTTAAACAGTGTGAGTATTTAGACCCAGAACTATTAGGTTTTAGTTCTTATTATGCTTTTAGGACTAGATATGCAAAATTAAGAACAGCAAACTTTGGTGGTAAGTCTTTTCAACTTGTTGTTGGTTACAAAAATCTTGATGAGTTATCAGAAAAAATAAAACCTTTTTCTTCTCGTGTGTTAAAAGAAGAATGCTTAGATCTACCTGAGTATACTTACATGAAGAGAACAATACAATTATCTGCAGAACAAAAAAGTGTATATCAACAGATGAAAAAAGAAGCTGTTGCATTTTTAAATGGTAAGAGCATGACCACAGCCACAGCTTTGGTACAACTTATGAGATTGCAACAAATAACTTGTGGTCATTTCAAAGATGATAGTGGTCAAATACAACAGATAAAAAATAATCGTATTAATGAATTAATGAGTGTGTTAGGTGAAGTAGAAGGTAAAGCAATTATCTGGTGCCATTGGCGTTATGATATTGAAAATGTTTTAGCTGCCGTTACAAAAGAGTATGGTCCTCGATCCGTGGTTACTTATTATGGTGACACTAGCACTGAAGATAGACAAAAGGCTATAAGAGAAATACAAAATCCAGATAGTGAGGTAAGATTTTTAATAGGTACACCACAAACGGGCGGGTATGGTATCACACTTACAGAAGCAAATACAATGATTTATTTTTCAAATGGCTATGATCTAGAAAAAAGAACACAGTCTGAAGCTCGTATCAATCGTATTGGCCAAAAAAGAAAGATGACCTACATAGATATTATCGCTGAAGATACGGTCGACGAAAGAATTGTAAAAGCTTTAAATAAAAAACAAAATATTGCTCC